CTATAAGTCGGCACTAAATAGAGATTGCTGCCAATATATAGTTACACCCTGATAGCACTTTTACATCATATAAGCCATTATTCGCTACTATGGTAACTGAACATACTACCTAACTATGTCCAATTTACCCTCGTCATACTTATCAAATGTAATTGTGACACTCGTACTGTATGCTCAGTACTTTGTCGCAAATAAAGGATATATATGCGACGCTATTTAACATTATAGCCAATATCTTTAATAAGCGACACCCTTAGTTAATTATACATATAATAGGTGTAACGCATAGAAAATGGGTGTATTTATACCTATGTCAGGAATTATGGGTGCTTATTGGATATCGCGATAATGGTATAATCATTAGCCTAGTGTGTTGTACACTCATTAGCCTAACGAGTAATAAAGCACACTCAATACATACTTTAAGCCCACATACCCCCATTTTTGAGCTTTAATACACCTTATGATAAGCCTCAATCGCAAAATAAACGCCAATATTGCGAATGATATCTACGTAATCACATATAAGAGTATTTAACAGCTAATATATATGCCTTTACATATAGTAAGTTATCACTACTATTGCATATTATCAAAGCATAATGATAATGAGCAAATAAACGCCACTAATCCAAAATACTGGCAATTCTATATGTCACGCATATAGGGTAAATTAGTGACTAAATTTCTTACAGTAACATTAAACATATCTTACAAAACATCCCATTAATGTAAATTATACTTATCTTTATTTGTAATTAGTATAAACAACGTGTTTTAAAAAATAAACCTTGACAAGCATTGCTATTTTGCTTATCTTTATACTATAACAAAAACAAAACACCATGAAAAATTTAAACATAATCGCAGAATTAGAAAAAGAAATTACCAACGCTGTAACTTATACAGAAGACGGACGCCAAATAGTTGTTAACTGCTGTAAGAAATTATATAATATTATAGAAGATAAATTATATAACAAGTACGGGGAGGATGCGATATTAGATGCTTATAATGATTTACTTAATGGAGATTTTGCAGAACCGTTTATGTGTGATCAGAAAAAAGCTAAATTTACTCTTTACAAAGACATTTTTATTAATAACGTTTTACCAAAATTAAAAAAATAATAGTACAATATTTAGACGCTCTAATTAGCACTCTATTAATTTAGGGTGCTTTTTTTATGTCCTATTTTCCTATTCTTATTTAGACTAAATAAACGTTATTTTTATTATTCGTACTTTTGTAGAAACGAACGAACTAATCGGGCGTAACACTAAAAAATACAATAATGCCAATAGAAAATGACGTAATCGTAAATGAATTGAAAACTCAAGGCATAGACGAAAAACTCGGTAAAGGCTTATCTTTTGAAACAGACGCTGATTTAAGCGAATGGGTTGAATCATACAAGTCGGTGCTACCAACGCCAAACAAAAAAATTGAAGATTACACCAAAGAAGAAATTGAAGAACTAGCAAAAGACCCACAATTTAAGGGTGCTAAAGGACTTCAAGGTTACTTTGACTCAATTAGGCAAAAACCAATACCACCAGTGAAACCAGATCTCAAGAAAGTAGAACCAAAGGACGAAAAGCCTTTATGGGCTATTGAACTTGAAGAAAAGATTACTAAACAACAAACAATCTTAGACGAAAATAAGGCTAAAGACGAAGCAGCCAAGAATAAAATAGCTGCTATCAATAGTATCAAGTCTTTCAAAATAGAAAAAGATTATGATATTAACACCGTTCTTGCTAATGTTGGGAGTGACTTTTCAGACGCTAATATTAAAAAGCATAGTGAGGCACATATTGCACACTTAACAGCTTTAGGTATCAAGCATATTCCTGGTGTAAGTAACAGCGCAAATGACGGTCAGCTAAAAGACGCTACCAAGAAATTTGCCGAAAAACGTAGAAAATTAAATAAACAAAAAACAACTTAAACATGGACTTAAATATTGGAACAGCGGACGTTGTCAACAAGGTACTATGGGAAGAGTATGACGCAGATCGCGCAGCAGGTGGATTTACACTAGCCGACGTTTTGCCAGACTCAGCAACCTATGTACTCAAGGGCGCACCGCTTACAGTAAATTATACAACTAGAGTAGCCGTCTTAGTAAAGACAGCCCTAGTAGTTGCGGGGTCGACAACAACCGTAACAAGAGTAGAGAAAAATCATCTATTTAAAGTAGGTGACGTTATTGCCGATGCAGTATCTGGAAACGGAGTGGCAATCACAGCAATCAGTTATGCAAATGCAGCTTATGATACATTAACACATTTAACAAATGGTGGTGCTTATTCAGCAGCCGATGTATTATTTCAAGCAGCAGCAGTAGGAACTGGTGACGCAGCTTATCTTTACACAGCTAACGCCTTATTAAGCGACAACAGTAAAAATGTTGGTAGCGTAACAATGACAGCCATAATCGGTGCATTAGAAATCAGAGAGGCTAACTTGCCTTATTCTTTGGATACTGCAATCAAAACCGCATTAGGAGCTAGATTTCAATTTGTTTAACCAAATAAAAACACATAAAAAATGAGTGTACAAACAACATTGGTTGGACTTCTTGATGAATCAAAAAAGTTTCAACTACTAATCGACGACATTACAGAATTTTTCGCGCCAGTAATATGGCCTAATTATCTTCAAGATAAATTCACACTAGACTTGACTTGGCAGTCAGTTCTAGGAGTAATGCAAAACAGCCCAGCAGCTTCAGTTATAGACTTTAGCTCAGGAAAACCATTACGTACTAGACCAACTATCGCTGAACTTAACGGTGAGCTTATGACTTTAGGTAACAAATACCAAATGTCTAAGCGCGAAGTAAGAGAATTAATCAACTTACAGAATAACATCGGAACTAAAGGGATTGATGCAAGTACTATTATAGACTTCTTATTTCCAGACTTAGAGCGTGCAGCAGTCGGCCCACATAAAACTATTGATAGACTCTTCTTAGAGGCAATTTCAACTGGTGCTATGACGCTAACAGCTTCTAACAACCCAGACGGAACAATCTGGACTTCTTTAGATTGGGGTATTGACTCTAACTTCGTATCTACTGTTTGGGGAACTTCTGGCTCAGCCACTCCTTTAAAGGATATTAAGACTCGAGTAGATGCAGCCCTAGCAAAAGGTGTAAAGTATAATCTCATCAAGATGAGCAGAACTACTTTCAACCAAATGACGGCTACTACTGAATTTAGAGCTTCTTATAGCATGGACTTTAGCGTAGGTGCTAAGACTGTTAAAGGCGTTCAAAACCGATTCTTAGGATTGGCAGATGTAAACGTATTTTTAGACAGCGTTGATCTACCTTCTATCGAGATTATGGAGCAGCCTATTTTAATTGAAGCTAAAGACGGTTCTACTTCGGTAGTTAAGCCTTTCGCTGATGGCAGAGTTTCTTTCTCAGTAGATAACAATTATGGTGAGATGTTTAGAACATTCGCTAATGAAGAGGAGTACCCAGTATCAGGTAAAACTTATGCAATCGCTAATAACGTTTTGATAAGTAAGTATCGCGATAATGACGGTAACGACTTTACTGAGGCTGAATTTAACGCATTCCCAGTAATTAACAAAGTAAAGCAAATTGAAATCTTAGTAACCGACGCAACTTCTTAAACGATGAGTGTAACTAATCTTGTAGCATTTACGGAATATTATAAGAACGAGAGTAGAGGTACTCTTGTTCTTACTAATAATTCTATTGACCCGACTTTGAGTGATGAAAACTCTATGAGTTCAGCATGGGGGATGTTGGAGCTTGCCAAATCGGCAGACTTCAAACAGGGGAAAACGGCAATTACTTATTCAGAGGCTTCTAAGCGTATGTTATTAAATGACGCTGAAAGAATCTTTGTGGATAATGATGTAGTATTTCCTTTCGATGCAAACCCTTCAATTAGTGCAGAAACATGGTAACACAATTCCCAGATACGGTCATATTCAGAGTACCCGGAACTATTACGATAGTTGACTATGTACCCGTTCAAGGTGCAGACGTCGACTATTCAGTTAGCGCGGAAGTGCAACCGGGAAGTAACTCTGTTAAGATAGCACCAGACGGAACGCAGATAATTCATGCTTTCGATGTATTTGTACCATTAAGTGCGGATATTGACAATTTAAAGTTAGCAACTAAGGTAGTGATAGACGGCATAGAGTCACGAGTAATACAATCTTACTCTACCAAGTCTATTGTAGCTTTTGAATTTATAGCGGGGAAGTCAAGTGTTTAGACCTCTATGGTCAACGGCTGGCGTAAATGCCAGA